CATAATCTCACAGTCCAGATGTCCTTGGACCTTACCGCCGACCGCATAGTCTTCGGAATAATGCGAGGAATACCACCAGCAGTCCGAGAAACCGCGCAACCTAGTTCACGGGTGTTGTCAATTCGCTGGCCTCCGGCGCTCTGTTGAAGGAGCACCGTACATGCCTTTAAATAGATGACCACGTAGGCCCACCCGGAAACGCGTTGTAAGCGTACGACGAACTTCGCATACTGGAAGGTTGCAGTACACCACCGACGAGTCATTCCACCAACCCTTAGATGCAGCACTCTTGCGAGGGCTGCACCTAAGGCTCGACCACCTTTTACAGTGGTCTGCCACTGAAAGTGGGCTCCAGTAACACTCTTGGAAACAGGAACAATGTTACGGAGTTTCATGAGTTATTATCTGGTGAAGATAACTAGCTCACCGCTTTCAGCCTTCGGTTTCCTCTCGCGAGGGCCGCAGGCACCCTTGGTAGGGTTGTGTCGGTGTTAGACACGTGAGGTTCCTTGCTCATATTGAGCAGGGTACACGGCCCCGTACTGTATTCCTGAGCTCGCGCTTGCGCGCGAAACCCTAAGCTGTTCCATGAGCAGAAGCATGGGCCTCCAGCTCAGAGCCAACTCTGGTTCAACAGTATCCTTTCGGCCAAATGGCCTACCCCTAGTACTAGCATCGAAATGCCGTCTAGGGACCGGGTACTGACTGCCCAAAGGAACAAGATCCTCTGTACCTATGAGAGGGTACCGGGTATCCCTTTCGGGCCCATATAGACCAGATGCCTGCTAGAGCAACTGGAGTCCCCTTGCAGCTCCTTTCGAACTGCAGAACAGGCGTTCCTGCTCGTGTTTACACAGAGGACCTGTACTACTTCGGGACATCTCTGCCCCGGTCGCTTCCTACTATATGGGGGGCTTGCGCCCTTTGTATATTGAAGGAACTGACCCATCCGCCCGGGCAGGGCGAAGGTTAACATTCTTCGCCGACCTCACGGTCGACGCTCCCCAAGTTATCAGTTCCTCGGTATCATCATAGATGCAACCGCCTAGGATTCTGAAAAGAAAGGAGATCGAACTCCACGAGGGGGTTAAACCTCGTGTCCCTGTCTCGCGACCAGGGAAAGCAGACCAAGACACACTTGATGTGATTGAGGACGGTCTCCTCCTTTCTAGGAGGAGGCTGATTACCTCCAGGCCCGGAAGGGCC